GTTATGGAAGCGGCCAGAGGTAACAAAGTTTTGCTTCGATGGTATGAAGAAGTTAATAAAAGAATCAAAACACGAGATAAAGGTTTCTTGTGTTTTAAGTGAGCCTGAATTTATTCCATTATGCGAGTCATACGGGTTTAACTGGGTTCATGAGCTTAATAATCCGGTGGGGAAAAAGATAAACACCGGAATAAAGTCAACGATGAAATACAAGTATGATTACCTGATGATGATGAACTCGGATGACATCGTGGATGCGGAATTAATAGACAAGTACTATAATCCGTTCTTTGAAAGTTTGAATCCTTATTTTGGAATTGATAAGGTAACCTATGTTAAGTGGGGTACGGATGAGGCCAGGGAGTTTAAGTATGAATTTTCATTGCTTGGCATAGGTAAAATGATCCACAGGAGTATCGTTGATAAATTCAAGGGTGATTTATACATATCTGAAAGGAATAGGGGGCTTGATGACAGCATGATGGATAAAATGTTATCGGCAAAGATACCGCCCACCTTTGTCAGTTACGAAGGTATGCTGGCGATGGATTTTAAGAGCGATGTTAATATTTGGCCGTGGGAGAACTTTAAGGATAGGGGGAAGCGAGTATGTTACAAGCAAGCATAAGGCGCGGAGAACTAGACAGGCAGATAACCTTTATTGAGGAGGTTGTTTCCCGTGGAACATCTAACCAGGACAAGGTAACGTCATGGGCGTTGATAGGCACAAACCCAACTGTTTTTTCGAGAAAGAAAGATCAGAGAGGTGGTGAGGTGGTTGTGGCAGACCAACTTCAATACGTTCAAAAGACAGTTTTTACCATAGTGTACAGATCTGATTTAAGCGTGAAGTATAGGGTGGTTTTCGGTGGTAAGGTTTATGAAATTGTTTCTATCACAGAAAGCGGGGAACAAAGAAACAGCTATTTAGACGTGGTGGCGAATATTTTAGACAATGAGATATGGACGTAAAACTTAGTCTTACGGGCGCGAAGGAAATTGATGCCGTCTTAAAAGGACTGCCGTCACAGTTCACGCACAAGATTCTACAGGCAGCACACACAGAGGCAGCGAAGCCATTTCTTTACAGGGCTCATTTACTTGCCCCTGTTGGCAGGACCGGTGGGTTGGCCGAGTCGATAGGTGTCGTTAAAACACCATTTGCAAAAGCCGGTGTAATTGGTGAGATCATGGGAGGCCCAAGAAGGGGAAGGTTTAAAGGACACGCCGCACACCTTCAAGAGTTTGGTACGAAAGACAGGAGGACGAAGAAAAGGCACTGGAAATTTGGATATGAGAGAGGAAGGGTAAAACCACATCCATTTATAACCCCGGCGTTCGAGTCTACGAAAGGAGAGATTGAAAAGAACATAAGTAATGCGCTGGAAATAAAGACAAAACAGTTTATCAAAAGGTTTCTAAAAAAATATGGTTAAGGGCATAAACTATATCCTGGTAAATGATGCCACTGTTGGTTCTTTAGTTGGCGCCAATGCCGCGGGTGATACTAAAAAAGTCTACCCAGTAATAGGCACACAAAAAGAACAGTTCCCATTCGTTACGGTTTGGGAAACTTCACGCGTTCCGGATGAATGCAAGGGGCAACGGGCTACAAGTTTTTCGTATACCTATGAGGTTCACGTTTACGCAAAGGACTACGATGAGGTAAATGATATATCAGAAGCTGTAGCAGATGCCCTAGAAGATGCAGTGCTTACTTCTCCTATTAACGGTGTGGTGTTTTCGGACAGGATAAGAAACACAAACAGAAGGGACGGCGGATATATTGAAGACTACAAAGTATACAATAAGGTTTTGACTTTTGAGAGCAGGGCGTATGAGGATCAGGCTACTTAGAAAACATGAAAACGGATTTGGGAAGTATTATATCGGACATATTTTAAACTTGACAAATAGCTACGCCTTTAAATTAATAAAAGAAGGGATAGCAGAAAGATATACGGGTGAGTACCCGCCAAAAAGTAAAATGAAAACGGATTTTTTTAAACCTAAAATACAATGGCAATAATAAACGGAAATCAACTATTAGTCTTTATTGACGGGCAGGCAATAGGATGTACTGACAACTGCGAACTAAGTTCGACAAAGGAAACAATTGATGTAACCTGTAAGGATGGGAATGGGGCGAGACAGGTTCTTTCAGGATCGCAGTCATGGACTATTACGGCATCAGGAAAGTGGGACTTTGCAAGCACCCTAGGCCCGCAGGCGCTATACGCTTCTCATAAACTCGGTACGCTACTCGGTATTAAGATGGCTATCACAGACACATCGGGTGTTGAGGAAAGCGGGAAGTCTTATTTTATCGGATATTCCAGGCTTAATACTTTCAGCGTTGCCGGTCCGCTCAATTCAGGCGCAACTTATAACCTTACATTTGAGGGTGATGGTGCACTGACAATTGGAACAACTACATAAAAATATGATAGGATCAGGTGTTTACGAGGTAGATGTTGACGGTGAGGTTATTGGGTTTGAGTTTGGTATGCTTGCCAGTTCTTATACGGAGGAAGCTTCGAATTTGTCAATCTTCGAAGTGTTTCAAAAGATAGGATCTGGCAGGGGTACCAAACATTTACTCAATTATTTCTATGGTGGTGCAAAGGCTTACTATGAGTTTCGCGAGGATGACAGGAAAGTCACGGTTGCTATTGTTTCGCGGTGGTCTGATAAGATAGGGCTTCAAAAGATGATGGAAATTTATCTAAAGTCAATAGAGGCCTACTTACCAAAAAACGGAAAAGCCCCGAAGGAGACGGGGCAGGAGGTAGCATAAGAGATTTATATGTCTTCGCTGTAACAAAAGCAGATGTAAATCACAAGGACTTCTGGCGGTTGAGTTGGTATGAAATAGGGCTTTATATCGAAAGGTTTAACTACCGACAAGAGGAAGCCCAGGCGCTGCAGGAGCTTGAGTGGGCTAGGTTTAGGATTCAATGGGCTGACTTTAGAAACGCTCACAGGGGTAAAGATTCTGAGGTAGTAACCGGAAAGGATTTAATAAAGTTAAGTTTTGACGTTGAAGAAACTAAAGGCGAAGAAAGCAAACCATCATTGAAAAAGGCTAAACAATTACTTGGTTCTAAATTCAATCTAAACTAAATGGCTACTAGCATTCTTGCAAGAATGGCGGTGTTGATTTCCGCGGATTCAGCCCAATTACAAAGAGGGTTGAAGCAGGCCAATACGTCATTATCTGGGTTTGAAAGGGCTACAAAGGGTATAGCCAGTTCTCTAAAGGGTGCGCTAGGCGCATTAAGTTTTGCATATGTCGCAAAACAAGTCATAGATGTTACTTCTAATTTTGAAAGGTTTGAAGCGGTATTAACTAATACGCTTGGGAGTTCGTCGTCTGCACAAAAAGCACTAAAACAAATTAAGGACTTTGCTGCATCGACACCATTTTCAGTACAGGAACTAACAGGCGCCTTTGTCAAGTTGGCCAATCAGGGGTTTAAACCAAGTGTTGATGAGTTAAGAAGGTTAGGAGATCTTGCTGCATCTACTGGGAAGGGGTTTGATCAGTTAGCAGAGGCTATTATCGACGCCCAAACTGGTGAGTTTGAGAGATTAAAGGAGTTTGGTATTAGGGCAAGCAAGTCCGGCGATCAGGTTCGTTTCACATTTAAAGGAATCGAAACACAAACTAAGTTTACTGGTGAGGAAATTAGAAAATATATTCTAAGTTTAGGTGATCTAAATGGTGTTCAGGGAGCCACCGCAGCAATAGCGGAAACGCTTGGAGGTCAAATTAATAACCTTGGTGATTCATGGGATAGCTTTTTACTTGTACTTGGTAAAAGCACAAAAGGTCCACTTGTTGCGGCTATTGAATCATTAAGCCAATTACTAAAAGTATCATCAAATTTAAATGCAGAACTAGAACTACGTGGTGCTAGTTATGGATTTACAAGTTTAAAAAATCTAAGTAAGGCCACGCAAGAATATGCGCTTGCAACAGCTAGGTTAAATGGTGGTAAATTAGTCAGTGAAATTATAGCGCCATTTGAAAAACTTTCAAATAAAGAGTTCTTAGGAAATGCCGAGGCAAATTTAAAGAAGTTCGTGGATACTCTTGTGAAGGAGGGGGCAACAGTAGAGGAGGCGGTATTTTTATGGAACGCATACTTAAATAAAAGAGCAGAAGTAATTAAGGGCGATAAAGAAGCCGCGAAAGAGGGCAGAATAAAAGCCGTCGATGATGCTAAACAGCAAGCGCAGGCACATCTTGATTATTTAAATTCAAGGGGGTTAATTCAGGGCATTGAAGATGATTTGAAAGCTGCCGAAGCAGCTAAAAAAGCTGCATTTTCTCGTGATGAAATACAGAAATTTAATCTTGAAATAGATTTATTAAAGCAGAAATTAGAAGATTTAAACACACCGGTACGTGGATTCAAAACAGATTTTGCCAAAAAGCAACTAGAAAACGCTAAAAATAAATTACCAACGGATTTAACCGGTCCACAGTTTCAACAAGTTGCGGCTCCGGAACTTGGTGATATATTCAAAACAGAAACAGCCGTAATAGAACCTACCGTTAACCTTGAACCATTATTTGAATCATTGTTGACGATGGTGGCCACCACAAGGAATGCCTATACTGGGTTAGATGAGATAAACGAGGATTATAAAAATAAGGTTATCGGCCATTTTGATGCGATAGATCAACGGGCAGGAGAATCAGCGGAACAAAGAATAGCGAGAAATCAAGCCATTAAAGATAAAGAAGAAGAACTTGCGAACACATACAAATATGTTGGACAGGTATTCGGTGATGAGGTAGGTCAGGTAATAAGCGGACAAAAGACATTGGTGCAAGGTATTATATCCGCTACCTTAAAACTGCTTCCTGTTTTATTGGCATCGTCCAACGCTGGTATCATAGAATCTGCGGCACTTTCAGGCGGACCACCACCAGTAGCAATAGCATTGGCAGCGGCAGGCGTTGCGGCCATAACAGCTTTATTTTCAAGTGCCACCGGGTTCTCAGGAAGGGGCGGGGGCGCTGCTTCGGCAAGGAAAGTTTCTAACGTTTCAAGATCGCCAACGGCAAGTTTTGGAGAGTCATTAGCATTTGATGCAAAGTTTAGAATAGAGGGGCCGGATTTAGTAGCGGTCGTAGATACACAGGCACACAAAAACAATAGATTAGGATGACATTCGATGTCCTCGTATTTAAAGTGTTAACAAACTATACAGGGTCGTGGCCTTCAGATATGGGGTCTCATACTATATCTGCCGATAACTACCTTCACGTTCAATTAAACGATTCTACCTACGCATTAACTGTTGTTTATTCATCCTCATCAGTAGAGGGTGGTGGTACTATTTACGGCACACTTACAGACGGGCCCAATCTTTTCTATGGATATGGTGGATCTGTTCAGCAATTAACATCGGCACCATATTATCAATGGTGTGATACTACCACGCTAAAGCAAATAGCCGTTACCAACGCTTTCCCTTATTCATTCATTCAAAGCTATCCCGGTGCCTCCGAGTGCGTAGTAGCGCCTACATGTGATCTTGAAATATCAAGTCTATACTCTATTACAGAAGCCAGCGGTCCAAGTACAGCGGACGGAGCAATAACAATCAGCGCAAGTGGGTCGAACGGCACTATTAAATTTTCCTTAAATCCTGCTTTTGTATACGCATCAGAAGGACAAACATCAGGAACGTTTTCAGGACTTGTACCAGGGGATTACACAATATACGCCAAAGACCCAATAGGGTGCCAGGATAATATAAGTTTTACTATTCCAGTAACCACAGTATACGGCGTTAGGTTTAGATTGGACTTTACAGATTCATTAGACATAAGCGGAAAGTATAGCAGGGTAGATATTTTAGAACGAGCCTATGCCGGCGCTATTTCCGACATTTGTGGGGATGGCACAACACCGATAGAAATAGTTTATAAGGGAAGTGCAAGCGATCCAAGTAAATCGTTAATCACATCATCCGCCGAATTAAACTTAGCAGTAGAAACAGAGGGACAATTTACAGACCTTTACACCGGGGACGATAGGCAGTTTCTGGTAAAATATTACATAGGTGATGACGTTGGTAGTCTTTCGATCTACTGGACTGGGTATATCGTTCCTGAATTTCATTCAGAACCCTATCTTTTTACACCTTATATTTTAAGCGTGACGGCGAGCGATCAACTGGGGGAATTAAAGAACCAATACTTTTTAGACCTTTTTGATAACCAATTAAAGGGGGAATTAAAATCTATCAAGGTTATTGCGGAGATTTTAAAGAAAACGAATCTAAATCTAAACATAAGATCGGGGCTAAATATATTCGACTCTAACATGAACACGGCGTCAACTGATGACCCGTTAGATCAAGCCTATGTAGACTGTAGAATATACTATAATAAAAAAGTTCCCGTAAAATGTGATGCGGCGATTACGAGTTTTGTAGAACCATTCCGCGCACAGATATTTCAATCACAGGGGGTTTGGTGGATTATACGATTAAGCGATGCCGTTGGAACATTTGCTTATAGGGAATTTGATTACCTGGGTGATTACAGTTCAAATGGCTCAATTTCTCCCGTGCTTAATTTAGACGTGCCCTCGGCAGTTAGAGCAGCACAAGGGGCAATGTTCCAAGGAAGAACACAGATACTTTCGTTTTTAGAAAACTACGGGTATTTTGCCATAACACACGACCTAAAGAAGGATGGTAATTTAATAGACGAGGGTGATTTTGAAGAGGAAGATATTATAGAATTGGCTTCGGGTAATTTAACATTTAAGAACTGGAATGTATTACTGGGTCAGGCCGGGGTAATTTACGGATTCGACACGGTAGATAATGGCACAAGTAAAGGAGCCTTCTTTTTTGACTTTGATAACGTTCAGAATACCCAAGTTGATACACAGGTTTATTCAGCAGTTATTCCAGTAGATAACGATGATAATGGGAAGATCAGATTAAAATTTCAATACAAGGTAAAACAAAAATACGATGTTCCGTATGTTAGAATAGCATGGACATTAAAGACACACACAACCATAGGAAATTACTATTGGTTAGTTTACACCGGTAACGGTGGGATTTCTTTTGATACCACGGAGAAGAAACAAGAAATCTATGTTACCGATTTTGATTCATGGAATACTTTTGATTTAACAACATCTTTACCCGGAAGCGGAAGTAGCGAAACAATTGATAGCATAGAAATTTCATTCTTTTTCCATAATCATTATGGTAGGGACTTTGATGGAATATTAACTGGATCTGGTAGCAATACATTGCAAGACTATTCTTTAAAAACAGATTTATCTAATCCTAATGGAGCCAGACGTATGGTCCAGGGGGCAACAGGGGAAACGAATCTTTACATAGCATATTGGGGTAATGACGCAACCAGCTCACCGGATTTTATAAGACCATCGGATTACAATGTCGGAGGCGGTACTAAAGATTGGATGTGGCGGCTTGACGAGGTTATGGGCATAGGATTTGGAACAAGTTTAATAACGCGGCTTTGGCTCGACAATGTTGGAATAGCATACTATCCATTTACAGGAACCGGAATAGCCGGAATAGGAACTAAGTATTTAGACCCCCCCGAAACGTTAGTTTACGATCAAGAGGTATCTGTTTATAATAAATCAGACTTTGAGAAAGATGTTTTGCTCGGGGATATGATCCGTTTCAATACGTTAAACGGTGTTAGTACGGATTATTACAATGAGCAGTATATTTATAGAAGTTTCTTCCGACTTTCAGATGGGACACCTACGGAACTTTGGAGCAGGGTGGGCGTGTCGGAGGCTAAAAGGTTACTTCAAATAACGCTAGAGGATTATATTTCACAGTTCAGCGATCCACAAAGGCAACTTTCGGGATCAATGGTTACTAACCAAGTTATACACTTTGTTAACGCTATTGAGGACCAGCTTGATAACACAAGGTACAGACCGCAGACGTTTAAATTTAACCCTAAGCAAGCAATGTATACGATAGATATGTGCGGGGTGGTGGCTGGTGCAGATGGTGAGCCTCCTGTATCGTTGGGCGAGTTTGACCCGTTAGAGTTTGACAATTCATTTTTAATAGGGAACTAATGGCAGAATTAAACAAGTCGGATTTAGAAGCAAGATACAACCACGTTAGCACAGGTTTATTCAAGGCTAATGCAACGCAGGCAATTAGTTCTTCTGACCTTCGTGATTTTGTTACATATCTGCTTGATTCAATACCTAGTAACTTAGATGACTTCGAATTAATAACAACAAGTACAGCGGGGGCAACTATCACATTAGATTTCAGTACTGAACTACCATATCAGCGTAGGTTTATCGGGTCGGCTACATTTGCAACGGCAAAGACAATAACGTTAACTAATTCAACAAAGGCTAAGAGATTTATTTTTACATTTGAGATTACGGATGTTGCCGCAGTACTTACCTTACCATCTACATTTAAAAGTGCGGATGTGCGAAAATCAGGAAATGATTGGACCGCTATTGACATAGGGCAATATAAGATGGTGGGAGATTACAACGGGACAGATTGGAACATTGATATAACAGGACCATACGCATGAAAAAGTTACTTATATTTTTATTCTCTATCGCTTCATTGGCAGCCTTTGGACAGGCTGGAAGTATAAGCCACTCCGTTTATCGAAGTAGGGTGAATGATTCCACTTCCGTAAACGGTGCCCATGCTTCGGGCTATGGTGACTTCTATTGGAGTGCGCAGCAAAACAAATGGAGGTTTTGGAACGGTTCGGCTTACGCTGACTTGGGTACTTCCGGAGGAGGAGGCGTGGGTGACGTTGTAGGTCTGGGATCGTCGGTTGACGGCAATCTTGCTATCTTTAGCGGTATCAGCGGGAAGATTATACAAGATGGAGGCAGTATCAGCGCACTACCTTACTGGCCGTTGGCTGGGTCTGCGAGTTTAACGGCTCCCGTGACAATTGACAACGCCGGTAATACTCTTGATTTTACTGGTGCTGGTAATGTGACTATAATGTCAGAAGGTACGACTGAGATGCAATCAAATGACGGGACAACGTTTTCTTATCTCAGAGTAAATAATGTAGGTACCAGATTTGTATCATCTTTTGATACAGGCGGTAGCATCTACAATAGTTCATTTTTATACAGTGTGACTAATACTGCGGAGCCTGAAATATGGTTCGGTGCATCCAAAAATAATGGAGCGATTTTTTCGGAATTTTTTATAGGAACAGATTCGACTATTTTTTGGAGCAACGATCCTTCATTTAGAGGTGCGGAGTATCACGATGATTATTCCGCAAACTTTGTTGACAGGAGTTTAATTGATAAAGGTTATGGTGATTTAGCCTACATCAAAACAGCTGGGACCAGTATAATGACTGGAACAGCAACAATCACAACAGGGTCGACGCTTTCAATAGTTGGTACCGCCGCTGATAAAGATTTACCTGTATTAATAGGAAAGTCAGGGGGTGGAAATTTAACATTTACAAATCAGAGAATAATTTTAAACAATACCGCAGCGGTTAAACATGGTATTCAATATCCGGTAACAGACGGCAGCTATGTAACAACTGACAGTAGCTTAACTAATAGAGGTTATGTACTTGCTGCTAAAACATTCACCGGAGCGCAGACATTCAGAGCGGGAACAGCCACAGCAGGAACGGCACCTACTTACGATCAGGCCGGTACTCTTCTTACCACAGCCGTAGCCGGGGCAAAAGAATATGATGGTAAAGCGTTTTACAGCACCACGGCTAACGGTGGGCGCGGTGTAATTCCTTCCGTTCAATTCACCTCTAGTACAGCTACATTTGCTTTCCCTAACGACGCGAATGCTAACCCGGTGTTCACTTCAGCTAACGATGCTTTCACGCTTGAATCAGATGTTACATATTTCTTTGAGGGAATGTATGAAATTACCGGAATGGGCGCAACTACGCGAACGACAGCAACGGTATTCGGTGGGACCGCTTCCCTTGCATCTATTAGATACTACGCGATGATACAAACGGGGGCAGCTAATGCTACCGGAACAGCACAAAGTACAAAGTCCTGCGTAACAGCAACAGCAAACGTATTAAACGCAACAGCAACAACAGCAGCGGAGATAATCTATGTAAGGGGCATAGTACGATGCACAACGGGAGGCACATTTATCCCACAGGTTCAACATTCAGCTAATCCCACAGGAACGATCGTTGTAGCCGTAAACAGTTGGTTTAAACTTGAACCTATGGGAAGTTCAACAGTTTTAAAACGTGGTAACGTAAATTAACAATGGCAGCAACAGACATACTAAAAAGGGGTGGAAACAAACTGTATGAAGAACAATTATACAGGGATGATGGAACAACACCGCTATTGCTTTCTGAACTGGTTACGGTAAACGTTCAGGTTATACAATACAGAAGGGTGTTAGCTTCATATAATTTAAAACCCGGAACGGCAGATAGTGAGATACGTCAGGGAAGTTCCACTTCTATTTTAGAGGTAGAGATCACAAAGGAATTGAGCGCGACATTTAAAGAGGGGCCAGTTTCTTTAAAGATAAATATGGAAGAAACGGATGCCGAGTTTATAACCGATGGCGAATTTTTTGCACCTAAAGAGGTGGTAATGTTTACTGTAGAATTATGAAAGAATTAAGCGGATCAACATCAATAGACGTTAAGGAATTAAGCGGA